TAGTTAAAAATAAAGAATTAGAATCTTTATTTGATATTAAAATTCTACCTGGGGTTACTGCCCCAGGAATTTCTTCCTTTGCTGAAGTTGACGCTTTTAATCATCTTGAAATTTCGGATGGCTTACAGCCATATTCACTTATCCCATTTCATGTATACATTAAAACAAAAGGTCCTATTAATGCATTGTTAAATGCACCATTGGAGCTTACATATGAGTTCTAGTTTTACAGTAAAAGAAGTGAGCTCTATACTTGAAGAACTTGTAGTAGCAAAATCTGAGTTGCTTGGCAAGCTTAAGGATGTTAAAGTTACAGCAACCAATGAGCGAGATCCTGATGTTATGACCGCCGTAAGAAATCTCTACGGAGAAGATGCAATTAAGGACGGCAAGGTATCTATCTCGTTTGAGATGGTTGCACAATGCATTGACATTGTTAGGCGTGCCGGTAAAGCAAAAGCTGCGGAGTTAATTAAATGATTGAACTATGGGGCTCGCAAAGTCAAAATACAATTGTGGACCAACAGAGGGCCGAATTGTATATGAGGATATTTCAATATGCCTCATCAGACTTTGCAAATAATCAGGATATAAAGACATTTGTTGACGATGTAATAAAATGGGCTAAATCGGTTGAGAATAGAATGAAGCAGTTTGAGAAGGATCTAAATGTCCATACTCATAAGATACCTGCTCACACTCATCAGGTTCCGCCACATACACATCTAATATTACCTCATGTACACCCAACGGCATGGGGCCCAAGCGGACCAAATGTGCCAAGCCCAACAGATACAGGAACTCTGTCTACAACAGGTGTCAATCAAGAATTTGAATCGATTAAACCAACTAAAGAGTTAAAATGGAGAGATGGACAGGTACCTAATGCGTATCAAAATACATCTGGAGCCACTACAAACCTTGACAATAAAGTTGTATCAGGCTCAGGTATTATAGGCGACTCAAATGTTCATCAAAGACGTTCTACGCCATTGACTAAGGCAGCTACGCCTAATATACCTCCATATTTACTACCAACATCAGTATAGGATATAAATGGAATTAAGCAGAAAAGTTAATCCAACCGCAAGTACAACATACGCCGTTGCATATGCTCAGCTTATTGTTGACCATTTCTCAAAGGCACTTCAGGAGAACGGCTGCTTAATACAGGTTCCTGTTGGGCTATATATACAGTTTGATGACCAATATAATAGATTGGTAGATTACATAGAGAGTGCATTAAATGCTGGGAACATTGATAATGACGGTAATGGTGATAAACTTGATGATGTCGTTCATCCTAACGGGGCTATTAACCCTAAACATCTAGCCGCAATAAAAAGTGCAATTAGAAAAGCGAGCAATGACTGCTTCGCTTGTAATATTGAAAAGCCAAAATTTGATTTTAGCGGTATATTCGGAAACCTATTAAAAGATATCACATCTTCTCTGGATCAATTTAAAAATATAGGTAAGTTCAATAAGGCATCTGTTTGCCAATATGCATTCTTTTTATCATACTTGTGCCTACCTGACTTGTTAAAATTGATAGCATTAATACTCGCTGCGATTGTAAAAGTTACACAAAATATACAGTTACCTAGATTAACTGTTGCAGTATTTATTAACGCAATCCTTGGAGCAATCATAGAGGCGTTAGTAAAGAATATTTCTATATTAGCAAGATTTGCACTTACACCGGTTTTATGCATCTTAGACTCCATAGATTCTATCATTGACCAGTTACCAACTCCTGAAAATATTCGCAATACAAGCGCGGAAGATTTAAAGAAATTGGGCGCTAATGAAAAATTTATGGAAGGCAAGTATGACACTAACCTCAAGAAAAAGACACAAGAGATTAGACAACAGTACACGTCAAGAGTAAATAAATACGCCGAGAAAGCAGAAACCAATACCCGTAAGTATGTAGAAGAGATTATGGGTCCACTTCAAGAGACAATAAATAGAAGTGTTGAATCCTTAAATAATTCAATCTCAGAGCTTACAGGATTGCTCAATCATTTTAGCTGTGAGCCTGCACGATCTGGTTTAACTATTTCTCAATACCTAAGCAATCTGTCCGAATTGATGGCGATGGCAAATTTACTTAGATACATCGTAAGGATGAAATCTGGTAAGTCTGCAATCGAGAAAGTGTGCAATGCGCCATCTGGACAACAAAATTTTGGCGAGGATAACGATACATCTAGTATAGATGGAAATCTTTCTATAGGGAATATAGGTTCAGTAATAGCTGATACAATCGGCGCTGACATTGATTTAATAACCGATGAAAACGGAAATGCGATTGCAGTTGCGATAAAAGATAATAACGATGAGAACAAGGATAACTTATCATTTTATTCTTGTAATTTAGACGACTTCGCAAGATCGGTAACAGTTCCGGGATTAATTGAAGAGATTTCTAAATACGATTTTCCAAATATTAAGATCGATGAATGGAATCCGTCTCCTTGGAAAGTTACAATAATTCCTGACTCAAAATATGACTATGGACGCCCTAACACATCTATTGTTCCATTGGTTATAAATACAGATGACCCAGAATGGAGCATCCCAAAGCATATACAAAATGTTATAGGCTTTATAGACAAATACAATGGCGCAACAGATCCTTCTAGAACATCAAACGATATTACATTTATAGATGAAGACTTGAATAAAATCATCAAAGATAGACAGATAAGAACCAAGGATGATAATATTGTTGATGGCCTAACAGATTCATCTGTAAGGATTGTTAACGAGGACGGAAGTGTTAAAATCATTGATTCTACTGGACGTATTCAGACAAATAATGGCGCACCAACACCAACAGCAGTTGAAAGCGTAGAAAGATTAATTGCCAACTTCAGTAAGTCAAATGGTGTAGATTCACCACTTGGACAACTGGACTGTATCAAGGATATAGAGAACGTCCTTAATAAACTCGGAGACTAATAATGAAAAATGAAGATATAGGCATTCTTTTGAATACTAATTATTCTTCAAATCCAAAGGTAATTAAGGATGCTTTAAGTAGCAAGGCCCTAGGTATAAAAAGACAGTCCTTATCAAATCCGGGGCTGTCTTATTTTGGCAAAAGGACCGGCGGATTTAATGATGTAATTTACAGTGGCTTTAAAAATCATGAGTATGACCTATTTGAATACTCCAGGATTATAGACACTGAGGCTATAGTTGCAAAAGCGTTTGAACGCCAACGTGCATTGATATTTAAAAACGGATACTATTTCGAATCAAATAATCCAAAGAACATTGAGTATATAAAATCAAGGATTAGAGAAATAGAATATGTAACTGGACTTACATTTAGAAGCTTTATTGAAGAGATGGCTTATAATCTTGTAATGTTCCACAACTCATATATCCTAATGGTTCGGAATGAGAAGAAATCAACTGGTGAAACAGTAAATGTTGGCAATAAGGATCTTGAACCTATTGCTGGATGGTTTAACTTACCAACTGAAACAATTCAACGCAAACTAAAAGAAAATGGCGACGTTGAAATGTATAAGCAGTACATAGATCCTGCCACATTTAGAATATTCTCACCAGAAAAGGTTAGACATCTGAAATACAATGCCCGCTCTGGATTCACAATGGGTACACCTCCATTGGAAGCAGTAAAAGACGACATTCTTGCATTAAGACGAATAGAGGAATCTGTAGAGACTTTAATATATAAGGGAATCTTCCCTATGATTCACGTTAAAGTCGGAACAGAAAGCAACCCTGCAAAAATACTTGTTGACGGAAGCGATGAAGTCGAGAAGATGGGTTATGTTATGCAAGAATTGGATGAATATGGCGGCATCACTACAAGTGAGCGTGTAGAAGTAAAAGCAATCGGCTCTGAATCTTTAGCGCTGCGTGTAGAAAGTTATTTGGAATACTTTAAAGACCGAGTAATGCTAGGTTTAGGTGTCTCAGATATCGATATGGGTATTGGAGATTCATCTGGTAAAGCAACTGGTCAAATTATTTCTCAAACACTAAAAGAGGCAGTGATTAATAAACAAGATGCAATTTCAGAGTTTATTACACATGTTTTGTTCAAACCTCTACTTGTAGAGTCTGGAATGTATGATGCAGAATATCTAATCCCAGAGGAAGACTTGGTTAAATTTAAGTTTAATCATGTAGACCAGGATGCACGTATTAAAATAGAGTCACACATTCTTAATATGTTTAATAGTGGTCTTCTATCTATAAATGAAGCAAGACTTGAGATTGGCTACAAAGAGATTGGAGATAAAGAGATCTCTAGGATCGGCAAAAATAAGGAGATGATACTTCCTACATATCAAGTCGAAACAGCCAAGGTGGCTGCTGCGGCAGCGGCGCAATCCAAAAAAGAAAATAGCTCTGGTAATAAAACCAAAGCTGATGGGGCTAAAAAGGCATCAATATCTAAAACCAGTCCTAAAAATCAGTTTAGTGATTCACTATCTAGTTCTCTATTCCCAATAGATGAAATTAGAGCAGCAATGCCAAACAAAGCATTACTATCTGAATATATTGAGAATCATGTAAAATTGATTGTTGACATATCTGATTCACAAATGGATAATAACGTAAAAGATATTGTTTCGGTCTTCTCTGACTCCTTATATTTAGCAGGTCAGTCTGAAGATATCTCAGATTTAGAAATAGAAGATTTACTTATGAAAATGTATGAGCTAGTTGGAGGAGAACAATGAGGCCTTTTAATGACCGATTTGAGACAACTGCGAGAGTAAGTGTGGGGGAAGATATTCAGCAAAGAATTTCTGATTCCCTATCTAACGGTGCTAAAGTAAAGAGCATTACCGTTAAGATGGAAGCAACTCATTCCGGTCGTCCAAATGGTAATAATTGGATATACACTCCACGAGGAATGGCTGAGGGGTACCGCTCATTTGTATCCCCGGTATTTAAGCCAGTAACCGAAGAGCATAATCCAGATTCTAGAACACTAGGAAGAGTTGTCTCATCTAAATATGTTAAGTACGAGAATTTCAGTGATTCATTTAATAGCCTTTCTCCTGTAGAATATCTAAGTAAAGCAAAACAGCTTGGCCTAGATAAACAGTATAAAGGAAAAGGCTATAAAGGTCTTGGCCATATCGAGCTTATTGCAAAGATTACTGACAAAGAAGCAATAGATAAGATTCTAGATGGAGAATTCGGATTTGTTTCTGTGGACGGTAGAGTAGAAGAAGCGTATTGCTCTATTTGCTCAACAAAGGTAAATTCGCCTAACCGCTGCGATCATAGACGCGGTGTTAAATATGGGAATGAGAAATGCTATTATGTCGGAGGCAAAATGCACTTCGATCATATATCATATGTTGCCACACCAGCTGACAGTAACGCTGTTGCGACATTAATTCGGGATAGTAAAAATAGTCAATCCCATCTACAGATATTAGATTTTGAAATAGAAAAAGGTAAACAGATGACAGTAGAAATCCAAGACATTAATAAGTCTAGCGAAGCTCTTGTCGAATATGCCAAAACTCTGGGGATTAAAGACTATAAGCTTCCCTCTGAGGAAGGCTTAACCGTTCTGGATTATGTTTTTGGCGAACAAAAAACTTTCCCAATTGCAGACAAACTAGCTGCTGCATTGGCCAAGTCATTCTTCACCACTAAAATTTCCGACTCGGGCGACAAAGAATCAATCGTCACTTTGATTGACGAAAAACTTCAAGAGCTGGGCGTTGAAGATTACGAGCAAGTAATCGCAGATGCAGTTAAAGCCAGTGAGGTTGAACAGGCTCCAGAAAAAGTTTCAGATAACGTTGAGCCAGGTCAAGCTCAGGCGGAATTCGACCAAGAAGCATTCGCAGAGAAACTTGCTGTTGCAATTTCAGATAAACTTCAAGCTCTTATCACAGGTAACGCAAATAGCTACCTGAACTCACAAAACAAAGTATTACGCCAAGAGCTGGCTAACAAAACTATCGAGCTTGTTAAAGTTCAAGACTCACTGAAGAAATCTGTCATTTCTCAGATTTCAGCTATTGAAAAAATTTCAGATTCTGCTAAAATTGAAGAACTGGAAAAACGAAGCCTTGAATCTCTTTCTGATAAACTAAAAGATCTTCAAGCTGCCAATATCGAAGCTCCTGAAAAAGTTTCCGATTCGGCAGAAGAAGGTAACAAGGAGAAAGAGCCATTGGAAAAAGGTTCCGTTAAAATCGAAGATAGTGTCGATAAAACTGGCACTGATGAAAAACCAGAAGAAGTCACTATCGAAGACTCACTGATTTTCGAAAATAAAACTGAAGCTCAAAAAGAATTCTTAAAGGTTCTTAATAAAGAGGGTGCTGCAGCAGCTAAAGCGTTTGCAGCAAAAGTAAAAATTAAAAGCGAAAGCTAAATATACGGAGAATAATCCATAATGTTTCAATATCAAAACGTAGCTGCTAATGCTCCTAAAACTAAACACTACGGACATCACAACTGGGCAACCCCTAATGTTATGTTCTCAGAAGGTATGCATCCTGCTGGTCAATTTATGCCAGCACCTTACTTGCCACTTGTTCGCGTGCCTTCAAAAGATATCAAAACTCATGTTGTAATTTCTACTGGTAAAGTTGTTGCATTCGACAGCAACGGTTATTTGGTTCCTGCAGGTATTCTGGAATCTGATGCCACTTACACCGAAGTAGACGTTCAAGAAGGCATCCTTGGCCCTGATGGTCAACCTGTTGCAGCTGGCGATAAAGTTAAAGATAAACTAAATGCCGCTAATCTGACCGTTTCTGCTCCAGTTGGTGTTGCACTGTATGACTTCTGGCGTCATCCAGGTGGCGACGGTATCAACCCTGCCCACTTCAACTACCAAAACCTGAACTACCAACATCGTGTTCAATTCGTATGTGACTACATGATTGAGTTGCCACTGGTTGAATCTGACGCTGAATATGAAAAAGCTCCTCTGAAAGGTATTTCTGCCTTCATCGCTGCTAAAGGCGCAAATGCTGGTACTGGCACTCTTGCAGACTTCACTACTGTTAAACCTGGTGACTTTGTAACTTTCGACAAAAACTCTAATATGATCGTTGCTCAGGCTTCTGTTGCAAAAGAAAAAGTTTTGGGTCAAGTTCTGCAAGTTGTTAAACCTCAAGAAGACAGTCTGTTAAAACTGGTTCGTACTAGCTCTGCTGGCGGTCATGACTTGGATAAAATGCCAGGTACTGCTACTAAAGGTGCTGAACATAAAGTTGCTTACTCTAACGGTTACGGCCTGGTTCGCGTTAACCTGATCAACCGCTAATCTAACAATCATAGGAATAAATAAATAATATGTCTAAAAAATTCGACAAAACTTACGCACAAGAAGCTCAAAGCATTCAATTTATTCGTGGCCTGTTTGACAATGGCGGTAAAACTGTAGATGGTGAACAAATCTCCATCAGCGACGCTATGACAGGTAACATCGAAAGCCTTAAAGTTTCTGACGCTTTTGCTACCCCTAACTTCCCGATTGCCTTCAAACGTGTAATCGAAGAATTCGTAATCGATGCAATTGAGCCAAACTTGATTGGTCACAAATTGCTTCAAACCATTCACATCGATCCTAATATCACCCAAGTAAATGTTAGCACTTACGGTGCTATTGAAGTTGGTGACAACTCTGTTGCAGAGGGTGGTGAATACCCAGAAGTTAGCACCACTAACGGTGGTGGTCAACTCTTCGCTGGTGTTGGCAAATACGGTAACCGTATGCGCATCACCGAAGAAATGTTGCGTAACTCTCAATGGGACGTTATTGCATTCCACCTGACTCGTTTGGGTCGCGCTATGGCTCGTGCTAAAGAACAAAACATCTTCCGCATGATCAACTCTGCCGGTGTTGTTGTATTCGACAATGACAATCCTAACCAATCTATCTTGGGCCGTACTACCGGTCGTGATATCTCTGGTGCTGGTAATGGTTCTTTCACTGCTGATGATATGTATGATATGTATGCCAACATGCTGGAACGTGGTTACAAACCTAACGTAATCTTGTGCCACCCATTGGCTTGGGCTACATTCACCAAAGACCCAGTTCTGCGTGAATATGCTCTGAAAAAT